GCGAACTGCTTGGTGATCGCCTCGCCCTCCGGCCCGCTCAATGCCAGTTCGGAGATCATCCCCATCCGTCCCTGGCGGGAGTGGGGGATGTCCTTGATCTTGACCTTGCCCGCGTTCTTCGCCGCCGCCTTCTCGGCCTTGGCCAGCGTGGCCTCCAGGTCCCTGATCGCTGGGTTGACGACCTCGCCTGCCTCGTCGAGGAACTTGGGCGCAGTCTCCAGCGCGGTGCGTGCGACGGAGACTTCTTTTGCTGCCTGCGCGCCCAACTCGACGCCCTTGCCTGCGCCAGCGGTGAGGTAGGTCAGCGGATCGTGGAGGATGTCCAGGCTCAGGTTGCGCAGCCCCGTCAATCCAGGGGTGTCGATGTCGTTGCCGTAGATCTCTCCGGCCCCGTACGTCGATCGTGGTGCCAAGCGCTCGAACACGCCCTGGTCGTCGTGGGTCTTGGCCGGGTCCATGCCGAAGATGCCACCAAGGAACAGCGGAGCCCACGAGTTCAACGCGTCGTTGTGCCCGAAGGGCTTGTACATCCACTTTTCCCACGAGTCGGGCAGCAGCTTGACGCCCTCCTCCAGCCCGACGTTGACCAGCTTGCCGGGCACACTCAGCGGAGACAAGACATCCCCGGCGACACCGAGGACGTCCTGCCACCACGGCCTGTCCTGCGCGGCCTTGACCTGCTGGCGTTGGGCAACCTCCTCGGGGCTGGCCAGGAAGCGGGAGTCAACGCTGGCAGGGACGGCGGGGGGTCCACCCTTCTTCGCTGCCTTGTTGGTGAAGCGCTGCGCGTTGACTGGCCGTGCCGTCGGCGCGTTCCTCGACGGGGAGTAGACGACCACTCCGCCGCGCTGGGGCTGCGACCCAATCACCCCCCCGAGCGTGGTCATGGATCAGTAGCCCAGCATGTTGCGAACGGTCTGGCTGCGAGCAGCCAGCTGATCGTTCAGTGGCGTGCGCCCCTGGCGACCGAGCATCAGCATGCTCACGTGCAACTTCGCTCGCTCCAACTCGTCGGCGGAGAGCGCCAGCGACCGCCCGTACGCCTCCTGTGCGCCCGTTGCCGCGGCGCGCTTCTTGTCGGCCGCGGTCTTGGCCGTGCGGACATCCTCGGCTCGCAGGTCACGCTTTCTGGAACCGATGAATGCCGGGTCCCACAGCTTGGCGAAGTTGACCGGCTCGGCCAACTCGACGCTGCCGTCCATGCCGACGCGCACCTGCGGCCTGGTCGACTGCGTCTTGGTCGGGATGGCGGGGATTCTGCTCGGCTCGTACTTGGGCGAGACGGTCTTGCTGACCAGATCGGGATCGTTCATCGCAGCGATGCCCTCGGCGGTAGCGACTCGCCCGTCCCCGGTGTCGTACAGCACCGGGTAGCCCAGGACGTCGCGCTGCAACACCTTCCAGTCCTTGGGGACGGTCTTGGGGCCGAGCGCCGCCGTCCCCTCGACCGGCACCTCGGAGCGCACCTTGCCCTCGATCGGCGCTGTTGACGGCGTCCCCGTCCGACCTGCCAAGGGCTGAACAGCGGCAAGGTTCCCCGCGCCACCGAGGAGGTTGGTCAACTCATCCGGCGACAAACCGAGCGGGTTCGACGCCGCCACATCCACCGTTGGTGGAGCACCACGCATCTGATCGAATCCACGAATCGGGTTGCCAGGACCGACCGCCGGGTTGGCCGGTGCCGTGAAGTTGTCGTTCCACGCCTTCATCAGCGCTTCCTGGTTGGCGCGCGCCTTGACTGCCGCGTCATCGGCGGAACCAAACTGTTGATTCAGTCCACCGATGCGGCGGGCTCGACTCTCGTTCTGCGCCGCCTCCTGGCCGGGCTCGAAGCCGAACATCTGCTGGACGTACTGGTCCTGCGTCTTGGGGTCGTCGTACTGCGTTGTCGGATAAGCCAGACCCAGCTTGTCGGCTGCCTGCATCTGCTCGGTCGGCGTCTCGGCGTACCCGGTGTAGAACTGGCCGGTCGTCGGGTCCTGGTACGCCGAGTTCTGCAGGGCGCGGTCCTTGGCCATCCCCCTGTGCATGTCATTGGCATCACTGAGCAGCGTCTTCGTGTCGAACGCCTGAGTGAAGCCCTGGTCGCTTGTCAGGTCCGGTGCCTTGCCACCGAAGATGGTCGCGTCCTGCTGGGTGTTCCCCGGCATCGAGTCGATCAGGTCTTGGCTGGCCTGACCAGAGCGGATCGTCGACTTCAACGCCGCGATCGCCCCGGCCGGGGTGGCCCCCTTGAGCATCTGATCAGCGAGGAACGACTGGTAGTCACTGCCGCCCGACTGAGCCATGGCCTCCATCGAGGCGAGGTTCTCGAACGTCAGCGGGGACCCGACCCCCTTCTTCGTCGGCCTCCAGGCAGTGGGGTCGGTGGCCTGCGGGCCGGTGATCCACGACAGCATGTTGTTGCCCAGGCCGCCTGTGCCGGTCAAGTCTTGGGCGAAGTTCAACCGCTTGGCTTGGGTCTCGACGTTGTACGGATTCGGCACGCCCCTTGAGTTGGTCGACAGCGGGATGCCGCCGACCATCGACGGCAGGTCGTACGCCATGTCGGTCATCTCTGGGGCGTACGGACCCTGGGCGGCGATCGGGTTGCTGCTGGCCTGATCCATTCCGATGGCGCGCATCACTGCTTCTTGCGTCATTGGGTCCTGCATCTGGAGCCAAGGCAGGAACTGGGGGCTGCTGATGTCAGGCATCGTGCCGATGGGCATCGAGCACCTCCTAGGTCAGGCCGAGCGCGGCGTAGTCGGGCAGGTTCAGCGAGCCACCCTGGGCGATGAGCGACGGCAGCAGACCGGTCAGGGCCGATATGACGCTGTTGTAGTACGCCGACTGCGACGCGTTGTTGGTGTCACCGACCTCGTTGGCGCGCTGCCAGTTGGCCAACGCCCCCTGGGTGTCACCCTGGTAGCGGGTCTGAGCATTGAGCAGGGCGCGGTCGTCGGCTCGTCCCTGCCATGCCTGCTTGGCCTGACCCTCCTGTAGTCCGATCCCGGTCTGGCCCTGCAACTGGGCCATGTTCAGCATGTTGTTGGTCCAGTTGCGGTCGGTCTGCACCGCACCGAGCCGGTTGCGCTGGGCCGTGTCCTCGTTGGTTCCGAGCAGGGCCAGCAGGTTGCCGAACCCCTGGTCGGCCGTCTGGCCTTGGCGATAGGTGTCGCTGGCCATCTGTGGGCTCTGGCCCTGGGCCTGGAGCATCCGCTGCATCGCCAGCTGCGTCTGGCCGGGGACGTTCTGCGACGTGGCGTAGGTCGCGTTGGAGTACGGGTTCGAGTAGTTCGACTGCAGGTAGTTGCTCAGGCTGTCGTAGGCCCCACTGGCCGTGGCTCGATCGGAGGCCACGGCCTGGCCCAGCGAATCGCGCAGCCCCGAGTACATCGAGTTGTCGAACGGGGAGATGTTGACGTCGTTCCACTGCGGCATGGTCAACGCCTGGAACTGATTGCTGTACGGCTTGGCGTTGCGCAGCATCGACGTGTACCAGTCGAGCATCCCCTGGTTCAGCTGAGGTGCTGCTGCACCACCACCGCCGCCACCACCGCCATAGCCGCCACCGCCACCGCCGCCACTGCCGCTGCGCGGAGCGACCGGAGTCGGTCCCCTGGGAGCGCTCTGCATCCCCGCGGCAACGCCGTACAGCGTGTCCCAGTCGCTCTTGTTCAGGTTGGTCGAGTTGTAACTCGGACCCGCCGCCTGAGCCGGGAGGTAGTCGGTGTACGCCTTGTACTGCGGCGTGCCCTGGCCCCAAATTGCCGAGCCGATCGGTGTCGTCGTCGGGTTGGTCGGCAACCCCTTGGGTGTCGTTGCTCCGCCCCATCCGGTACCACTCATGCGATTCCTCCTAGCTCGAACCGAAGTACGGTACGGTCATCACATGGATACGCCGTGTATCGAATGGCCGCACTACCGCACCGACTACGGCTACGGCCAAACCGTGATTGGCGGACGCAACGGTAGGACCTGGCTGGTCCACCGCTGGACCTGGACCCAGACCCATGGCCCGATCCCGGCGGGGATGTGTGTCTGTCATCACTGCGACAACCCTCCTTGCTTCAACATCGACCACCTGTTCCTTGGCACCCGAGCCGAGAACAACGCTGATCGTGTCGCCAAGGGACGCACGCGTGTCGGCGTCCAGCCCGGCGAGAAGAACCCCGGTGCCAAGCTCACCGAGCGCGACGTGCGCGCCATCATCGCCAGCAACGAAACGGGGGTCGTTCTCGCTGCTCGATACGGAGTCGGCAAGATGGCCATCTCGGACATCCGTCGAGGCGTTACCTGGCGCCACATCACTAGCTGCTCCCAAAGTAGGGCCTGAGCATAGAAATGCCGAGCGCCGCATTGGCGATGTCACGCTGCTTCTGCGTTTCGAGCTCAGACAGCTGGTTGCGATAGTTGGCCGTCGACTGCATCCCCGACAGATCGTATTGCTGCATCCCTTGGGCCAAGTCCTGCTGACCGCGGGCGTAGCTCTGGGTGTAGTCCCCGAGGAAGTTGCCCATCGCCCGGTGCTGCGTTCCCGACCTGATCCCTGCCCCTGACAGACCACGCTGGTTGTACTGCGCGTAGGCGTTGGGCAGCTGTCGGTTGAACTGCTGGGTCATGTCGCCAAGGCCGCGCTCGCCGCGCTGCTGGGACAGGAAGCGACCGTAGGCGTTCGTTGCTTGGTCGGTGTTGTACCGGTACTGGAGGTCGTTGGCCTGACGCTGGTAGGCGCCAGTGTCGACCCCGTAGCCGTAGTCAGTCAGCCCCATCGCTAACGAGCCCTAATGATAAAGGCGAGCGCGAAGTACGGCGGCAGGTTCTGACCCGCTGGATCGAGGCCAGCGTTGGCTGATCCGCCGTTGAACGTCGGCACGGTGTGGGCGTGGACGTTGTTCTGCTTCATGTACGCGGTGTTGCCGGGCAGGGAGTGCAAGTGATCGGTCACGGTGTGACTGTGCGCCCCGTTGGTGGTGGTGTCCGCGTAGTAGTCGATGTCTGGTCCACCGGCACCACCCGCGAGAGAGACGCCGCCAGCGTGGGCACCGAGCACATTGACTGACGGATCACTCGTTGCGTGGTGGCTGTGATTGCCGTCGTTGCTCGTCCACAGCGGACGGTCGGCCGCGCCGGTCATGCCGCCGATGTCATGGAAGTGATTGATGTCCGTGCTCCCGGTGTTGCCGTGAGTGTGGTCAATCGAGTGGGCGTGCAGCGGGACGACGGCGTCGGTGCGACCACCCGTTGACTTGTGGGCGTAGGCGCTGCCGCCCCCGACAGGGAAGCGGTCGATCAGGGCGGGGACGTTGAACCTGCCGTTGGCTGCTCCGATGACCGCAGCCAACTCGGGGTAGGTGGCCTGCTGGTACTCGGTGCCGTCGCACAACAGCCACGTCCCACCGACCGGTGAGGCGCTCCCGGCGAACAGCAGGATGCCGCCGATCGGGATCATCGTGTCGACGTACTGCTTGGGCGCAGCGTCGAGTGCGGCAACCGGGTTGCCGACCAGCTTCAGCTGCGCGGTCATCGCCACCGTGCCGCCGCGCTCGATCAACTCCTGGTTCGAGTACGTCTCGATCGTCTGGTAGTTCGCTTCGACCGGGCCAGCATCAACGGGGTCACCGTTAATGATCGTGTACGGCAAGGCAATTTTTGCCATGACTCCTCCTACGTCCTGAACCTCTGCGAAGTGAACTTGATGATCACACCGTCCACGCCCCACTTGCGCTGAGGAGTGTTCGCTGCGGGCGTGACGCGCAGCTGCAGCGAGGCGGCGTGACCCATCGGTCCACCCCGGATCAACGAGGCACCTTGGACCTGTGCTCCCCACGTCATCCCCGCCTCGCCCCAGTCCATGCCGCCCGGATCGGTGGAGCCACCGGCCGACCAGGCGTTGCCCTCGAAGATGTCGCCGGGGACCAGGCCGGTGCGACGGATCGTCGTCTCGTCGTAGTCGCGGAACTGCTCGACGAGCAGGTCGACCTGGCGCGGCACGCGCCGACAGATGAACATCGGCCGACGCCACGACTTGCGCACGTCCGGCCAGCCACCGTGCATCCACCGGGTGCGGTAATAGGCCGGGAAGTCCTGCCTGGTCTGTACGCCACCGGAGGTGAGGATCTCGTCGTAGGCGTCGTCGATCGAATCGAGGACCAGCATCGCTGCGGTGTGCGTCGACCAGAAGGCAGCGAGGGGGAACTTGGAGTTGATGTCGCTGCCGTCGACCACCGAGGCCACCGCGCCGTACGGCGAGGAGTACATCGTCCACGCGCCCTGGCCGATGTCGGGATCGAAGACGAACAGCGATGCAGGCTCGGGCTGAGCGAAGACCGGCTTCCACGGCACGGCGACGTACAGCTTGCGGTTGGCCCACGAGACGAACACGTTGGTGAACGCAGTGATCTGCGACATCGCTGGGCGCAGCTTCTCGGAGATGTACGTGGGCTCGCCGCCGCCGTAGGCGTAGATGCCGTTCTTGTTCGATGCGGAGAAGAAGAACGCCGCAGTCTCCGACTTGGTCACGGCGGTGATCGATGGGCAGCCGATCGACGAGGAGACCAGCGACAGCTGCCACGAGTCGTCGCCGTAGCCGTAGAGCGCCCACATGCTCGTCGTCTTGAAGATAAGCAGGTGGTCGCGGAACGAGATGATCGCGGTGATCTTGCCGCCGTAGGCGTCGATGTCGAGGTAGTCGTCCTGACGCCACGAGTCGGGACGGTTGGGGTGCGACCAGCGGATGCGAGTGTTGTACGAGACCGCGCCCTCACGGATGCGGGCGGTGAACATGTAACCCGCGTGGGCCTCGCACAGCCCGGCCCTGGGCATGGTGTTCGATGCCGGGCTGTCGACCTCGGACCAGATGTCGCCGGTCATCGCCGTCAACGCCCCATCGACCGACCGGCGGTACGCCGACTGGCCCATGCCGCAGGTGAAGTAGACGTCCTCGCCCCACGAGACGAAGTCGGCACCGTGCGGTGTGCCCTGGGCGACCGGGCCGACCAGTGGGACGAACACCCCCGACTCCGGCGCGGCGTAGATCACCTCGTTGTTGACCACGAAGATCGTCTGCTCGCCAGTGGCGACCGTGTGGACCACGGCGTTGCGCGGCTGCCACGGCGTGACCGCAGCGATCTCCGCCAGGTTCCGCCGCCGCCACCCCCGCCGAGTGGAGAAGCCACTGCGCGGATCGAGATCGATGTTGACCATGTCCGGCGACTCGTTGTCCGCCAGCGAGAACTGGTCTGTGCTGTAATTGAGTCCGCCAGTGAAGTCGGTGAGGTTCTCTGGTTGCAGCCGGTTGCCGGTCATCACGACCCCACAGGCACGTTCACCACGTAGCGCGTGTAGCCGCCGACCGGGGAGCCGCCGTGCATCACCATCGGGCGACTGTGATTCGGCTCGGTGATCATCTTCACGGCCTGCGCGGTGTCACGCTGCCAGCGGGCCATGTAGATCCCCTCCATCACCTCGTCCTCCTCCTTGGCGTAGGCCAGGGCGAGGGCGTAGTAAGCCAGCACCGCGTGCAGTCGAGGGTCGAGGTCGGGGATAGTTGATGCCGCGTTGTCCCACACCGGCTGGCGGTAGCCGCGCAGTAACAGGTCGTAGGTGTCCTCGGCGCGCACGTACGGCCACAGGTACATCTCCCCGCCCCACAGCGAGTAGTAGGCGGGCTTGCCTGCCGCGTCGCTGCGGATCAGGAAGTGCGACTCGGCCCACTCTTGGCTCATCTGCACCAGCGGGAAGCCGTCGTCCAGTCCGACGACAGAGATGATCGTCGGCGCGTTCAGGTCGGCGGGCAGGGTGATCGAGGTGGCGTTGACCACCCTCGACAGCGGCCAGATCGTCTCGTTGCGCGGCCACTGGTTGGTGAACAGCATCGTCCGGTCGAACGCCTCTTGGAGGTAGATGTTCAGGATCGAGTCGGGCAGATCGCGGTCGTCGACGTCCATCTGCTGGCGGGCGAAGGTCCGCAGTTCTTGGACGTCCATCACTCCGCCTCGGGTAGCGGCTGATGCCAGCGGCAGAACTCGGTGCCCCGTCGCGCCGGAGCGCGGCAGCCCTCGTGGGTGCAGTTGGCCCGGACGTCCATTCTCACGTTCGAGTGCCCGAGCTCCGCACGCTCGGCCCTGACCTTGGCCTCGGCCTCGCGTGCGGCGCGCTGCAACAGCGGGTCGATGTACGGGGCGGTGGAGTACAGCCCAGCGGGCTGGACGTTGTCGCCAGCCGAGTCGGCACGTCCGGTCGTAGTGACAGGATCGCCCCACGCCTGGGCGAGGGTCTTGATGTTCTCTCCGTGACCAACACCTGTGGCAGTGACCTTCTCGAACGGCAACGTGACCTCCTCGGGTCGAAGCGGGGGCCTAGTGCAACTGCACTAGACCCCCATCTGACTAGACGAAGGTTGCGTTGACCACCTTGGCCAGACGACGACGGTTACGTACCGTCGTGTTGCCGTATGTCGTGATGAACGACACTCGCGCGTCGAGGGCGAACCCAGCCGGAGCCGCCGGAGTCGTCGGGGCCGTGCCAGACCGCGGGTTCGACGTCGCCGTATCCAAGCCGCCCAGGTTCGAGGAGAACGGGGACTGCTTGAAGTTGCGGTCGCTGTGCAAGGTCAGGCCGATGTACTTGTTGTTGAGGAACAACGCCGTCCCCGTTGGGCAGTCGGGGTCGTAGTAGAGCGGGATGTTCTTGAACATCAGGTTCTGGAACCCGAGGTTGGCCTTGCTGGTGTCGGTGTAGCGGACCTGCGGAGTCAGGCTTCCCTCATACGCCTCAAAGAACGAGGCACCACAGAAGATCGCGTCCGGCTTGTCCGAACCGCCATCGCTGGCCAGCGTGTAGATCTTGCGCAGCACGGTCTCCAACTCGCTGCCGTCGAACGTGCCGGTGGCGGGCCAGCCGCCAGCACCAGCAGCGATGGCGTTGCCCTGAGAGTCCATCCCGGTGCCAGCCCCAGCGTCGTAGCTCGTCGACCGCCACTGATTCTCCGGGGCCGGGGCGGCGGCAGGAGTGATCCCTCCGGCGGCAGCGGTCGAGTCGATCAGCGTGGTGAACGGGGTGAAGTCCGTGTCGGCATGGGCGTTGGCCCCGCGGGTGCCGTAGAGCATCCGGCTGAGGATCGACTTGAGCGTCTCCTCGGCCTGCATCACCTTGGCCTCGATCAGGCTGATGACCTGCTCCTTGCCGTTGTTCTGCGCCTCCTCCAGGCCGGAGATGACGATCGTCGCGTACAGCTGCTTCCACAGGTACTGGGCGGCGGAGATGCCTTGCACGGCGTTGACGTTGATCGTCTGCCACTGGCTGTACGAGTCAGCGTCACCGACGCCGAGCAGGAGGGGCTCGATGATCGAGTAGCCGCCATCGGCGGTCTTCACCCGACCGTTGCTCATCAGGTAGTTCAGCAGGGGCCGCGAGTTGAAGATGTTGTCCGTCAACTGCTTGCGGTAGTTGTGCATGGTGGTGGACAGGACGGTGTCCCAAGAGCCTGGGACGTGGGTAGCGAGAGCCATCTAGCTCTACCTTTCGAGGTACAGCGCTAGATCCCAGACTGCTCGAAAGCAGCCTCGATCGATTCGCGCAGCGACATGGGGGCTCCAGTGGTGGCGCGATCGGTGAGGTTGCCTGCCCCTTGACCATTCGAGATGACTTGCCCCGCCGCGGTTTTGGCCGCGACACGCTGCTGTTGCTTCGCCGCTTCGGCGGCCTGCTGGGCTTGGTACGCCTGCACGCTTGCTTGGATCCGGTCGAATGCCATCGTCTTGTAGATCATCGGGAGGGCTTCGATGCCGAGGTTGTTCTGCTGAGCAGCTATCACCACGGCACGGAGATCCTCGTCGGTCGCTCCGAACTGGGTTCGCAGGCCCTCGATGGTCCGACCCAACTGCTCGTCCGTCTCCCGCTGATTGATCCGCTCCTCCAGGCTCATCCGAGCCTGGCGCTCCTCGTACAGCTGGCGCTCCAACGGATCATCGAACTCTGGCTCCGGCGCGGCTGGCATCTCGGCCGGGGCGTACTGTTCGGCCAGGAGGCGCAGGGTTCTCTGCGGGTCTGCCGCCAGCGCTTGCTGGATGCGCAACCCCAACTCTGCTTCCTGGCGCTGTTGGGCTACCTGCTGTGACTTGCGGGTGTAGTCAGCCTCCCGGCTGTACCCGCGGATCGCTTCGCTATAGGGGACTTCAACGTCTTCCCCGTCGACCCGGACTCGCACGAAGCGTTGATCAGGGTCGTCGACCTCGACGTACTGACGGGCAGGTGACTCGTCTTCACCCTGACCCTCGAACACTTCTCCCGCAGGTGCGATGTCCCCGTCCGATACGGGATCACCCTCGGTACCAACCCCATCAAGGGGCTCAACATCTGACACTCAGACTTCCTCTCCAGGGATGGTCTGAGGCCGGAGCATAACTCCACTCAAGCGGGTGGAGGTGCACCCTGCATTGCAGCCATCAATGCCTGCAGCACTTCGGGTGGCAGCTGAGTGGGATCAACGGGCGGAGGCCCTCCTGGGATGACCTGTCCCGGCGGCATCGGTGCACCTGCTGACATCATGTCTGGAGGCATCCCCGGCGGCATAGCCCCCGGAGGAACCGGAGTCGGACCAGCAGCAGGCCCCCCGCCTAGTGCATCTGCACTAGGTCCCCCCTGCTGCTGGCCTGGCGGCGGTGCGGCTTGAGGTGGCAGTTGCCCTGGCGCGTCGTTCGGGTTCTGCGTCGGGGCGTTCATCGTCTCCGGTCCACCCTGACCCTGATCCGGTGGCGGCTGCATGACCAGGCCACTGACGTCCTTGACGCCGAAGCCCTTCTGCAGGATCTGCATGTACAGACCGACCGGATTGGCCACGCCCATCTGCAGGAACGGCATCGATGCATCGACCAACTGCAGCGCAGACTGACGACGGAACGTCTCGTTGACCGGCTCGGTCGATCCGGCGGCGACGTCGTAGTCGAACTCGCCCTGGATGAAGTCGGCGTCGTAGTTGACCCATGCCTTGCCGGGCATCGTCACGATCCGAGCCACTTGCTCGCCGGTCATGTACTGCTGCAGCAGGCCGATCAGGCGCTCACCGATCTGCGCCAGCATCGCCTCGACCTTGGCCAGCCGATCCTGCGACCTGGAGTTGGCCGAGTCCTGAATCATCGCCGCCTCGGTCGCGGTGCGCTTGACGTTGGCCTGGCTCGACGCGCGCTGGTAGTCGGACACGCCCGACACGCGGTCCAGGTCGGCGGAGATCAGGCTGGACTGGTCGTAGAAGTCCGACGGGGTGATCACCGCAGGCAGCGGGGTGATCACGTTGGCGATGTTCCCGTCGCTGACGACCGGGATCATCGTGTTGTCGATGTCCGACTCCAAAGCAGCCACGCCGTCGCGGTCGAAGGCGTCCTTCTCGTACAGCCACTTGCGCTGGAACCGCTTGCGGTGGTTCATCATCTGCGTGCGGGTCTCGTTGAGTTCCAGCTGCAGCGACTCGATCTGTTCGACGTCACCCATCGTGTAGAAGTAGTCGGGCACCTCGTAGCCGCGCAGCATGACGAACGGCTGGCCCATCGCGTACGGGATCTTCTTGGGCTTGATCAAGAAGCCGTTGTCCCGGTCGTTGTCCGACTCGCCCGACAGGGAGAACGTCGCCACGGTGTTGCGCTTGATGTCGTAGTACTCGATGACCTCGACGAAGCCCATCGGCCGGTTGTTCTTGGTGTCGTTGCGTGCGTCACTGTCGCCGTCGCCCGACCAGCGCGACCACTTCTTGGTCGACACCTTGTTGCGCGACGTGGCCGAGTAGCGGCTGTCGACCTTGACATCCTCCACCGGACGCCAGATCCGCTGAGCGACCCAGCCCCACTCCTTGGGATGGCGGGCGTCGGGGTCGACGAACATGTCGAACACCGACATGCGCTCGACGAACGGACGGTCGACCGAAGCGAGCATCTCCGACTCGACGTTGCCCTCGACGTCGTCGCGGTCATCGATGCCGTAGTCGTCGCCGTAGTCGTCGGTCGTCGCCGGAGCGTTGCTGTCGTCAGCGCCGTCCTTGATCTTCTTCTCCTCGGGCGGCTTGGTGAACTTGTAGCCGATCTTGATCCAGCCGTGACCGGTGATGATCCAGTCGTTCAGCGCCAGGCGGAAGTCCTCCTGGTAGCGGTAGGTCCGCCAGATGTAGTTGAGGATCTCCTCGGTGATCACCGCCTGCGGTGCAGCCTCGGGACGCCGAGCGTTGACCACGAACTTAGGGTTGTTCACCGCGACGGCCGGACCGAGGACGTTGACCGTGGAGAACACCATGTTGACGATCAGCCGGTCGGCCAACGTGGCATTGGCGATCTGCTTGCCGCGGTACAGGTCGATGTACCGCTTCCAGTCGTCGTCGTAGTTGTCGGCTCGCCACCGCTTGGAGCGACGCACCTCGCGGCGGTACTCGGCCAACAGTTGGGACTGGGACTTGGCCATCAGATCGGCTCAGCGTTCGGGTTGCTCATTGCTTCTGCTTGGCGCTCACGGATCGTCTGGCCGTTCCAGTTGCCCGCGACGGCTCCCTTGAACGTCCACCCAAGACTGCGGAAGTGACACGGCCAGCACGTCTCGTGCCCTTCGGCCACGCGTCGCGTGGCGCACTCGGGACAGACCATCAGTCGGGTCCGTCGAGCGACTCGATGAATCCGTCGAGCCAGTCGAGCAGGGTCAGACGAGCCTGACCCGATGCCTCGTGGTCGCGCAGTGCTTGGGCCACTTCGATGACAGGGTGCTGATCGAGCCATGCCTGGATGGCGGCGATGGTGAAGTTGCCGGGGGTGACGACGTGAGCGTCCTCCAAGGCCGCGTGGATGCCAGCGGCCCACGCGGTGCCGGACCAGTTGGCGTTGCTCGAATCACCGAGCACGACGTACTGCCCGGTGGCCCACGCCGCCGTCTGGCCGAGCGCACCGAGCGCCTGGAGCGCAGCGAGGGTCGCCGGGACGGCGCTCCCGGCCGGAGTGAACGAGCCCGGAGCACCAGCGAGAGCACCGGTCGGCGGCGAGGGCACCTCGCCAGCAGCCCACGCGGTCCCCGTCCAGTAGGCGTGCGAGCCGTCGTAGAGGATGACGTACTGCCCAGCGGTCCATGCCCCGGTCTGACCCATCGCTCCCTTGGCTTGCAGGGCGGCGAGGTTCAGCGGAGGCGAAGCATTCGCTGGCGACCACGTCCCCGGCGTCCCGGCCGTGACGCCGGTAGCAAGAGTCAGACCGGGCAAGGTGGACGATCCACCAACGTCGCCCCACGGCGGGTGCGGCACGGTGCCGTAGCCCCGGACGTACCAGCGGCGGTTCACTCTGGCGTGCAGGCGACTCGGGCGCCGTTGCAGTTCGAGCCGAGCGGTCATGGTGTTCTCCTGTCCTGCCGCACCCAGTGCTGGCCGATCGGATCGCGGCCGATCCTATGACGGTTACGTGCGTTACCGAAGACATCGTCGCCGTACAGATGCTTCTCCATGTAGCCGAACGTGCCAGGTCCCGGTTCGAGCTCTGGCTCGAACTGCTTCAGGAAGACGAATTTTGTCATCTGATTGGCGATCGCCAGCGAGATCGTGCGGTCGTCGAACGGCGACCCGCTCATCTTCTTGCCCGTCTCGTCACGGACGAAGGTGCGCAGTTCCGCGATCGTCTCACGGTCCCACAGGGTCACCGATCCCTCGCGCAGGGCCATGTTCAATTCATCAATAGCGAGGGGCTTGGTGATCTGGCTGGTTCGCCAGCCAAGGATCTCCGTCGGCACCGAGCGCTTGTAGCGCGGCGAGCGCTGCATGAAGATCGGCCGGTACTTGGCCTTCTGCAGGGCTTTCAGCGTGGTCAGGCCGTGGTTGTTCGACTCGACCCCCATCAGTGCCCAGTTGTACATCTTGCCCAGCGGGGCGAGGACGTCCGTGCCGAACAGGTCGGGGTCGATCCGTCCATGCCAGTGGGCAACGACGTGGCCGTTGCGGGCGTTGATCACATGGGCGCTGGAGTAGTCGCCGTGCTCCATGCCCTGCGCCGGGTCGGCACCGATGGCGTAGCGGCCGTCCTCGACCGGCCACTCCCAGATCTGCGCGGCACCCTGGGGATCAGGGAAGTAGGCGCGGTTGCGGTAGACGAGGAAGTCGCCGCGGTCGATCGGCAGCTTGGCGTTCTCGTCCAGCTTGCGCAGCACGTCGAGGGAGAACATTGGACGACCCGAGCGCAAGAAGGCGTCGTCAGGGTTGTCCGGGTACTCCTGAGCCATCTGCCACTCGGGCAGTTCGGCTGCCTCGGCGTCGTACCACGCCTGCGTTCGACCATTGGCCCACCATGGATGGAACTGGGCCTTGAAGCGATTGTTCTTCGTCGTCGCCCCGACCCACAGCTTGTGGAACAGGTTGCCCTCGCCGTTGGCCGTGGACAGGGCGATGACCCGGCCACCGACGTCAGCGATCGGCTCGATCGAGGACCACGCCTCGTCGCTGTTGGGCAGGTAGGCCAACTCGTCGATCACCGCCAGGTAGACGGTCTCGCCACGAGCAGGGTCCGATGCCGACGGCAGGGACTCCATGTACGACTCGTTGGCGAACTCCAGCTTCGTCTGCGTCGCGTTCATCGGCGGGCCGCGGAACTTCATCCACTCGGGCAGGAAGCGGTAGTTGTACTTGGCCTTGGCCAGCAGCTTGATCGCATCGCGCTCGGTGCGGCTGAGCATGATCACGACGCGGTCCTCGTAGCCGAACGTCAGCCACAGGCAGTACGCCGCGACCAGGGTGGAGAAGCCCAGCTGACGAGCCTTGAGCAACAGTGAGTAGCGGTTGACCATCCACCCGCTGGCGGTCTGGCGCTGGGCGTCGAACAGGTCGAACTTGATCCGACCGTGCTCGGGGTGCTTGATGTAGACGTACTCGGAGCACCAGTACTCGAACGCCTCCATCAGCTTGGCCGGATCGCGCCCCTTGGGGAAGCAGCGTCGCCACTCGCGTTCCTCCAGCAGCTGATCCCAGCTGATCTGGTTCTCGTCGAGCAGGGTCACTTGGGTTGCGCCTCCAACAGCTGTGCCGGGTTGAAGAACCCCTGGATGACTCCGAGGATCATGGAATCGGTCACCACCGTCTCGTCCCCGCCGGGGTTCGGGTTGTCGACTTCGAGGGCGTAGGCGTACGCCTCCTCGACGTCGCTGGCCGTGTACACCGCCCACATCGCCTCGGTCAGCGGCTCATGGTGCTCCTGCATGCAGCAGGCGGTGATGCGCCCGTTGAGCACCTCGTCCTTGGATGACTCATGGATCGTGTTGTAGGACATGGAGCCTCCCTAGGGCGTGACCGAGAACTGGTTGTAGATGCTGATGTGTGCACCAGTGCTGGGAACCACGGTTCCATCGGTATTGAACGTCACGGTGGTGTTGAAGCTGACCCCGGCATTGATCATCGACGGCAATCCGACGCGGTACCCGACCGGCAGCGTGAACGCCGTCTGATTGGCGGTGCCGTTGTACATCTGTCCGCGTATTTGCAGCATGTCCCCGACCAGGCGGTACTGCATCGGCTGCCAGCCCGAGACCATCCATCCGTTCTGGAACGTCACGTTGATCCATGCCGGGGTCGGGTTGGCCGGTGCCACGGCTGACGGCGTGACCGGGCCGACGTCCTCGATGTACAGGTTCGTCGTGTTGGTGGCCAGTGCCTGGCCATACCCCGACATCATCCCGATCACGTAGCTACGAGCCACCCCGTCGCCGTCGAGAACGATCGACACCGAGGCGTTGTCCCACTGGGCGGGCGAGGTGACCCAGTGATCGAAGCTGGTGATTTCCCCCGTCCCGGCTGCCGGAACGGTCCCGTTGAACATCTTGATTCGCAGCGATGTGTTCGCCACCGTCACTGGCCCCCAGGCGCGACAGTCGACCGAGAAGCGGTATCGCCGCCCGACCACCGTTGTGAACGGCGCCGGGATGGTGGCCGTGATCCAGTTCGTTCCCGCCGGAATTGGAGGGTCGCCGTTCGGCTTCCCGATGGCGACGATGCCCCACGCGCTGTTCCACCGGGCCACCTCGGCCGACATCCCCGACCCGATGATCGGCACCCA